TGAAACCAAGAAAAATGGTAATGGTAATGGCAATGGTAACGGTGGAGGAGTAAGTGAATCGAAAAGTGGTGATTCTTCTCTGCGTGACTGGTTTGGCAAGAGTAAGTCTTCTGATGGGAAGCCTGGTTGGGTTCAATTGGGTGGTAAATACGCAGGAAAACCCTGTGCAAAGCAACCAGGACAAACCACAAAACCAAAATGTGGATCCAGCAAAATGAAACGCAATCTCTCTAAAGATGAGGAGGAAGCAGCATTCCGTCGTAAAAATCGTCAAGATCCAAATCCAGATCGCAAAGGGAAGGCAATTAACGTGAAGACTGAAGAAAAAGACCATGAAGTCTCTATGGCACAATCTCAATTAAGTAGTGTTGAGAAAGATGTCAAGGCACTGAAGAAGAAACTTGGCAAGAAAGAGAAAAATCTTCCTGCGTGGATGCAAGCAAAGATTACTGACACCGAGCACAACATGGATGCTGCAGCAGGTTACATGAAGAAAGAAGAATTTACAACCTTACCTCTTCATGTTGAGATTCCAACCAATATCAGAGACTTCAATCTTGGACTTATGTTCCGTGAAAGTCTGGATACAAACAGTGGTATGCTTTTTATCTTTGATGATGTGCAGCAACAGTCATTCCATATGACTGAAACACGAATTCCTCTTGATATTGCTTTCATCAGAGAAGATGGAATTATTGAAAGTATTAAACAATTAGAACCATTTGACGAGAATCCAGTATACTCAGAAGGAGAGGTACTGTGTGCATTAGAAGTAAACCGTGGATGGTTCGCAGAAAACAATGTAGAAGTTGGTGACGAGATTGATATTGAAGAAGGCAAGAAAGATGCTTGCTATCATAAAGTCAAGTCACGTTATTCAGTTTGGCCAAGTGCATATGCATCGGGAGCACTGGTCAAGTGTAGAAAAGTTGGTGCATCAAATTGGGGGAATAAAACCAAGAAAGAAGAATTTGAAAACTGGAGAGATAGTTTTACTCCTACAGACTACGAAACTGTAGATTTAGTTAAACCAGAACCTTTGGAAGCAACAAAAGGTCTTGGTAGTGACATGCTTGATGAAAAGTGTTGGAAAGGTTATGAGAAAAAAGGTATGAAGACTATGTTTGGTAAAAGATATCCAAACTGCGTCAAAAAAGAAGAGACTGATGACCATGATGGTGATCAGATTGATGAAAAGTTTAAAACACAGTATGGTGATAAAACTAAACTCTCTCAATCATCTGAACGCAAATCACTTGGTAGAGGATCTTCTATCAAAGATGGGTCTAAGAAGAGTGGTTACGAGTCCAAGAAGGAATTTCGTGATCAGTCAATGAAGTTAAGAAGACATCGTGAAAGATTCGGTGATTTGGCAAAGGAAGAGAATAATATTGTTGTCTGTACTCATACAAACAAGGGCATGGATTGTCCAGTGCATGGCAAAAAAACTTGCCCAGACATGGTTAAAGAGGCAGTTAGATTACCTGCAAAAACTGGTAATCTTGTGAATGTTATCTTCCGTTTTAGAAGTTCAACGATTATGTTGAAGATGTTCTTCTCTCAAGTGTCATTACCAACTAGATCTGATGTTCAAGATCAGATCAATAAAGTTTATCCCGGTGCGAGACTATTAACGTTTAACGTATCCGAGTATGAACCTGGACAACCAATCCTCCATGCAGAAGGCGCAGCATGGACAAAAAAGTCAGGAAAGAACAAAGAAGGGGGTCTTAACGAGAAAGGCAGAAAATCTTACGAAAGAGAAAATCCAGGAAGCGACCTTAAGGCACCAAGCAAGAAGGTTGGAAATCCCCGTAGAGCGTCCTTTTGCGCTAGAATGAAAGGAATGAAGAAGAAACTTACTTCTGCCAAGACTGCTAACGATCCTGATAGCAGAATTAATAAATCATTAAGAGCCTGGAACTGCTGATATGAAAACATTCAAGCAATTTATGTCAGAAAGTGTCACTATTCATGGTGACTTTAATGGAACACTTAATGTTGGTGGTGGAGATCCTGTTAGAAAGGAAGTAGAAGAACAAAATCAGTATGTTGCTGATGTTGTTTGGATGGGAAGTATATATAGAATGAAATTAGAAAGAAAAGAGTCCTTAAGACTTCCAACAACTCAAGAATTGGCAGAACAACTTCAAGGAGAATATCCTGGAGCAATTGTTCAAAGAATTTATCCAGTAGAACCAAAACCAACAGTCAAAATTGCAGACGTTAAGAGGTATCATCCAGGAAAATTAGAGTGGGTATAAATTATGGCTCAGTGGAATAAGAATACACAAGATTATCTAAATCAGGAGAGAACACTTCATGAAGTTTTCATGTGTGCCGATAGATATGGCAACATTGGAGATTGTGGAGTAACTACTGGTACAAGTGGTGGATCAGTTGATGCTTTTGGAAGATCAAGAACATCAGAACCATTTACACTTGCCGACTATACACACATTTATGGTGAAGAAGTAGAACTTCTTACGAAAACTGTTGGTGTTGGTGCTACAACCGAAGTAAATCCAAATACAGCATCTATCGCATTAATTGTTGGAACTGGTGCAACAGATCAGGTTATTCACCAATCCAGAATGTATCACCATTACATGCCTGGTAAGTCTCAATCTATAATGGCTAGTTTTAATTTTCTTGATGTAAGAGAAAATACGACAAAGAAAGTGGGATATTATGATGATAGAAATGGTGTATTTGTTCAGCAAGAGGGAGACGGAACTGTTTCTGTTGTAAGAAGATCTTTTAATACTGGAATTGCCAGTGATATAGTCGTTAATCAGGTTAATTGGAATTTAGATCCTATGGATGGCACTGGTATTACCAGTGTATCTTTGGACTTCACCAAAACACAGTTGTTTGTCTCAGACTTTCAATGGTTGGGTGTGGGTAGGATAAGATGTGGATTTGTTCTGGGTGGGAGAACTATATACTTCCATGAATTTAATCATGCTAATGTGGAAGAACATGCATATTGGTCACTCCCATCTCTTCCCATTCGTTGTGAGATCGTTAATACTGGAGCTGCTGTTGGTATTACATCAATGGAACAAATCTGCTCCACTGTATTGAGTGAAGGTGGATATGTTGAAACTGGTGTTGAGTTTGCTGCACATAACGGACCAATAACTTTATCAAGAAATACACAAAGCACATTTAGACAATGTGTAGGTGCTATTAGACTGTCTAATACATTCAAAGGAATTCCAAATAGAACAACAGTTAGATTGACTGATGTTGAAGTATTGAGTGCTTCCACAAATGCTAGACTTGAGATTTGGAGATTACCAAGTAACGATAATATTACAGGTGGAACTTGGGTAAGTGCTAATGATGATTCTGCAGTTGAATATAATGTTACAGCAGGGACTAATTTTACAACAACTGGTGGTGACTTAAAAAACGCAACATTACTTGCTGCAAATAATCCATCAGGAAAACAAGCATCATCTACGGTTGCATTTAATCCAACTACTGCAAGAAGATCATACATTGCACAAAACATTGATGCCAATGATAGTAACATCTTTGCTATTATTGTAGAAAATTTATCTGATAATAGTGAAACAGATATTTACAATGCATTTCAGTGGAGAGAAACTAGGTAATTTTTATGAGTAATGATGTATATCTTGGTAATCCCCTTCTAAAAAAGGCCAATACTCCAATTGAGTTCACACAAGAACAGATTGAGGAGTATATCAAATGTAGAGAAGATCCTGTATATTTTGCACAAAACTATGTCCAGATCGTGACTCTGGATCATGGTCTTCAACCATTCAAAACATATGACTTCCAAGAGAAGTTAATCAATAATTTCCATAATCACAGATTTAATATCTGTAAGATGCCAAGACAGACGGGTAAGTCCACGACATGTGTGTCTTACCTACTTCACTATGCCATCTTCAACGATAGTGTCAATATCGGTATTCTGGCTAACAAAGCTACAACTGCGAGAGAACTCTTAGCAAGATTAGCAACTGCATACGAAAACTTGCCTAAATGGATGCAACAGGGTATCCTGGTATGGAACAAAGGAAACATCGAGTTAGAAAATGGCAGTAAGATATTGGCAGCTTCTACATCTGCGAGTGCTGTCCGAGGCATGTCGTTCAATATCCTCTTTCTCGACGAATTCGCGTTCGTTCCAAATCACATCGCTGATGCCTTCTTTGCATCTGTTTATCCTACTATTACTTCTGGTAAAAGCACAAAAGTCATCATAGTCTCTACCCCACACGGTATGAACCACTTCTACCGTATGTGGACTGATGCGGAGAAGAAGAGAAATGAGTATGTCCCAACTGATGTCCACTGGTCAGAAGTTCCTGGTAGGGATGCTGTCTGGAAAGAACAGACGATTGCCAACACATCAGAACAACAGTTCAAGATTGAGTTTGAGTGTGAATTTTTAGGATCTGTTGACACACTGATTGCACCTAGTAAATTAAAAGCGTTAGTATTTGATCAACCAATCAACTCAAACGCTGGACTAGATATTCATGTTGCCCCAGAAAAAGGACACGATTACGCCATTGCTGTTGACGTTGCACGGGGTGTTGGTAACGATTACTCTGCTTTTGTTGTGGTTGATATAACCTCTTTCCCCCACCGAGTTGTGGCAAAGTATAGAGATAATACCATCAAACCGATGTTGTTCCCAAGTATCATCTATGATGTAGCCAAGAGTTATAACGAGGCTTTCATTCTCTGTGAGGTCAATGATGTTGGAGACCAGGTTGCAAGTATCTTACAATACGACCTTGAGTATCAGAACCTGTTAATGTGTTCAATGAGAGGTAGAGCAGGTCAAATTGTTGGTCAAGGATTCTCTGGTTCAAAAACACAATTGGGTGTTAAAATGTCCAAGACTGTCAAGAAGGTTGGGTCACTCAATCTCAAGACAATGATTGAGGAAGATAAACTCATCTTCAATGACTATGAGATTATTTCAGAACTCACTACCTTTATTTCAAAACACAATTCATTTGAAGCAGAAGAGGGATGTAATGATGACTTGGCTATGTGTCTTGTCATATATGCCTGGTTAGTAGCTCAAGATTACTTTAAGGAACTCACAGATCAAGATGTTAGAAAACGATTATACGAAGAACAAAAAAACCAAATCGAGCAAGATATGGCACCCTTTGGTTTTATTAATGATGGACTTGATGATAATAGTTTTGTGGATGCAGAGGGAGACAGATGGTACACCGACGAATACGGAGACCAAGGGGGAGGAATGGACTACATGTGGAACTACTTGAGCTGATGGATTTAGATGGACAGTTTAAGTTAGGTCATCTACTTCTTTCCGATAGGAGATGTAGATCCTGTGGTGAGGTGAAAAACTTGATAGACGGTTTCTATAGAACAAGAAAAGACAAAGGAGCTGTGGCATCATCCTATTCTTATGTCTGTAAGGATTGCACTATAAAGAAAGTTGTAGAAGATAGAAAGAAAAAGACACCAATGACTGACTGGGAATACCCAGATTGGTAACGTTTTCGTCCTGTTTTACCCCCTGAAAATACCGATGAACCTAAATATTTTTTAGTTAAACTGAGTAATTTAAGGAGACAAACATGGCTACTCCTCAATTATCTCCAGGCGTTCTCGTCAGAGAGATTGACTTAACAGTGGGAAGAGTTGACAATGTCGTCAACAATATTGGAGCCATTGCTGGCCCCTTCCAACTTGGCCCTATTAACGAACCACTTGAGGTTAGTAACCAGGCTGAACTTCTGGAAGTATTTGGAAAACCATTGTCAACTGATAGACAGTATGAGTACTGGATGTCAGCTTCATCATACCTCTCATACGGTGGAATCCTGAAGGTAGTAAGAACAGACGGAACAACTCTAAACAACGCCAATGCTGGTGTTGGTGTAGGAACAAACACTAGTCTCAAGATTAAAAATCTTGATAACTACGAAGAATCTCATGCCACAGCTACCAACTTTACCTGGGCTACTAAAAACCCTGGTACTTGGGGTAATGGATTGAAAGTTTGTGTTATCGATAATCAGTCTGACCAAACATTGGGTATTACCACAACTGGTATTAGTGCATCTGACAATTTAAACGTCACTGTTGGATGTGCTGTTACAGCAGCTATTACTGGTGCTATTGCTGGTGCTGGATCAACTTCAGAATTCACTGGATATCTTGAAGGTATCGTTACTGGAATTGCAACTGTCAGTTCTTCAGTTCATTCAATTGACGTTAAAGTTATCAAGAGAGTTTCTTCAGCTGGAACAGTAACAGAAATTGATTATCAAAAAGGTAACATACTTTCTGAATTTACCACTGACAGTACACTTCAGTTCTTCAATTCAGGTATTTCAACCGCATACTCTGTCTCACCAACGACAAAGAATGATTGGTATGATCAACAACAACTTACTCTGAATACTCCAATCTATTGGAATACAATCGCTCCAAAACCAGTTGATTCTAACTTTGTAGATGCAAGAAGTGGTGGAAATGATTCTATTCACGTTGTAGTTGTTGATGACGATGGTTCTGTAAGTGGTGTTCAGGGTAATATCCTTGAGAAACACACCTTCCTTTCTAAGGCTTTGGATGCTACCAAAGATGGTGAAGCACCTACCAAGACATACTATAAGGATTATCTCGCTATTAATTCTCAGTATATCTTCGCTGGATACAGTCCATCAGCCGCGGCTGACAACTTCTGGGGAACAACACCAACTGCAGGTGGATTTAGTTCAGCCAGAGTACCTTACACCACTGGTGAAGGTGTATGGGGACAAAAAGCACAAAACATTACCTTCTCAGGAATTGGTAATAAGACTTATACACTTACTGGTGGTAAGAATTATTCAGCCGCTGATGGATTCCCTAGTGATCTGGGTGAACTTCAAACTTCATACGAACTCTTCAGCAATGAAGAACAAGAAGAGATTGATTTCTTAATCATGGGTCCTGGTATGGGTAACAGACTCCAAACACAGGCCAAAGCTAATCAATTGATTTCAATCGCTGAACAAAGAAAGGATTGTATCGCTCTTATCGGTCCAGATAGAAGTGAAGTTGTTGATAAGACTGATGCTACAGCTCTTGATAACCTTCTGAATCATTTCTCTCCTCTGACATCTTCCTCTTACGCGATATTCGATACTGGTTGGAAGTATGTTTATGATCGTTTCAACAACTCATTCGTTTACGTTCCTTGTAACGCTGACGTTGCTGGAACAATGGTCAGAACTGAAATTGAAGCTTTCCCTTGGTTCTCACCAGCGGGAGCTCAGAGAGGTCAAATCAACGACGCTATCAAACTGGCTTACAATCCAAGTAAGGCACATAGAGACCAACTCTATGGACAAAGAATCAACCCAATTGTCAATAAGAGAGGAGCAGGTATCATTCTGTTCGGTGACAAGACAGCTCTGTCTTACAACTCCGCGTTTGATAGAATCAACGTAAGAAGATTGTTCCTGACAGTGGAACAAGCTCTTGAATCAGTCGCTGATGCTCAACTCTTTGAGATCAATGATGAAGTCACAAGAGCGAACTTTGTCAACGCTGTTGAACCTTATCTCCGTGATGTTCAGGCTAAGAGAGGACTTTACGACTTTGTCGTAAAATGTGATGAAAGAAACAACACTCCTGATATCATTGACAACAATGAATTCAGAGCTGATATTTTCCTCAAGCCAACCAAGTCTATCAACTACGTCACACTTACCTTCGTTGCCACCAGATCTGGTGTTGAATTTGAAGAAGTTGTTGGTACTGTTTGATCTACTAGTTTATTAAAATAAAAACGGAGGAAACACAAAATGGCTACCAAATCATTATCCCAATTTAAGTCACAACTGGCGGGCGGGGGTGCCCGCCCCAATCTGTTTGAGGTTTCTATTCCCTCATTCCCAGGTGCTGTCGAGACTGATACCTGGACCAATGATTATCAGAGCACTTTTAAGTTTCTGTGTAAGGCGGCTCAGTTACCTGCATCAACTGTAGCACCAATCACTGTTCCCTTTAGAGGAAGACAACTTAAAGTTGCTGGTGACAGAACATTCGCAGATTGGACAGTCACTATTATCAACGATGAGGACTTTGTACTCAGAACCGCCTTTGAAAAGTGGGCTGATAAGATTTCCAACTTGTATGATGCAACTGGTGTTACCAACCCAACTTCTTATATGACCAATGCTTTCGTTAAGCAACTTGGTCGTGGTAAAGAAGTTGCTTCAACTAAGAATGATGGTAATGTAACTTCAGTTCTGAGAACCTATAAGTTCTATGACATCTGGCCTTCTGATATCTCAGCTATTGAACTGAGTTATGATAGTAGTGATGCTATTGAAGAATTTACTGTAACTTTCCAAGTTCAGTACTTCACCGTTGGTGAAACTGATTCTTCAGCTAATGGTTCATTTGATGAGACAGTTGAAGACGAATCTGCATCTACTCTCTGATACTGATATAATCAAGCTATAAATACTAGGAGTCCACTCCTAGTATTAACTTGAAATGGCGAGATTATTTGGTTTCTCAATTGAAGATGGCGAAAAGACCCCGCCTGGCGTAGTGTCCCCCATTCCACCGTCTAACAACGATGGTTCGGAACACTATGTCACGTCGGGGTTTTATGGTTCGTACGTAGATATTGAAGGAGTATATAAGAACGAGAACGATCTCATTCGTAGATATCGTTCAATGGCACTCTATCCTGAGTGTGACAGTGCGATCGAAGATATTGTAAATGAAGCTATTGTTTCTGATACCAATGATAGTCCTGTATCTATTGATCTGCAGAACTTGAATGCCAGTGATGGAATCAAAAAAATTGTAAGAGAAGAGTTTAAATATATTCTCGAACTTCTTGATTTTGACAAGAAAGCTCACGAAATCTTCCGTAACTGGTATATCGATGGAAGACTTTATTATAATAAGGTTATTGATCAAAAGAATCCAGAAGCTGGTATTCAAGAACTGAGATATATTGACGCAGCAAAGATGCGTTATGTTCGTCAAGTTAAGAAGAATCCAAAAGAATCTCTCAATAATTTTGAAAGACTTAATGGTGGTGGAAGAGATAATCCACAGAACTATAACTTTCCAGAGTTAGAAGAATATTTTATCTATACTCCTGGTAATACAAAATCTGGTGCTATTGCATCTTCTTTCACTGGTGGTAGTACTAAGGGTGTCAAAATGACCCGTGACTCTGTCACATATTGCACTTCTGGTCTGGTAGATAGAAATAAAGGATCAACTCTTTCTTGGTTACATAAATCTATCAAACCACTCAATCAATTGATGATGATTGAGGATTCTCTTGTAATCTACAGACTCTCAAGAGCGCCAGAACGTAGAATTTTCTACATTGACGTTGGTAATCTTCCTAAAGTCAAGGCAGAACAATACCTTCGTGATGTCATGATGCGTTATAGAAATAAGTTGGTCTATGATGCGAACACTGGTGAGATTCGTGACGACAAGAAGTTTATGTCAATGATGGAAGATTTCTGGTTACCTCGCCGTGAAGGTGGCAGAGGAACTGAAATCTCAACACTTCCTGGTGGTCAAAACCTAGGAGAAATCACAGATATTAACTATTTCCAAAAGAAATTATATCGTTCACTGAATGTTCCTGAGACCAGACTTCAAGGAGATAGTGGATTCTCACTTGGTCGTTCTTCTGAAATTTTGAGAGATGAAATCAAGTTCTCCAAGTTTGTTGGAAGAATGAGAAAGAGATTCTCCTCCATGTTTAGTGACATGTTGAAGACTCAACTTCTCCTCAAGAACGTAATCACCCCAGAAGATTGGGAATACATGGCTGATCACATTCAGTATGATTTCCTCTATGACAATCATTTTGCTGAATTGAAAGAAGCTGAACTTTTGGAAAGTAGAATCAATCAAGCAACTCTGGTTGAACCATTTATCGGTAAATACTTTTCTCAAGATTATGTCAGAAGAAATGTCCTCAGACAGACTGATTCTGAAATTGAAGAACAGGATAAACTTATCAAACAGGAGATTAAGGATGGTAAGATTCCCGATCCTGCCGAAGTTCAGGCTATGGAAATGGGTCAAATGGGTGGACCACCAAATGCAATTCAAGCTCCACCAGTCCCAATGGAACCCGAACCCCCCGAAACTCCTAAAGGTGGAGACATCTAAATAGCTAAAACATTATTAGTACTATGGAAGAATTAATGGATTTGTTGGTGAAGGACGAGTCTCCTTCTCAGGTCAGTGACGCTATCAAAGATCTGTTGTTTGCAAGAACAGCATCAAAGATCGAAGATATCAGACCAAAAGTTGCAGCTTCACTTTTTGATGACAATATTGATCTGGACGAACCTCAGGGTGAGGCAGTTGACTCTGACATCGATCTTGATGTTGAATAAATAAAAAATAAAGTCCCATCAGAGTATCATAATGGCACTAGCATCTACAGAAGTTACGACAAGTGAATATTTCAAGATTGGTAATAATGTCACTACAATTACATTTCAATGCCAAAGCAATAATCCAATTGTTATTGGAATAACTACCACAGATTCTGCTCCAACATCAACAGATCCTGGTTTAATTTATAAATTTCCTGAAGGAGAAATGAAAAAGACTGTAACAGATCTTTCTCATGACTCTGGTGCTGCATATGTATGGGCAAAATCACTCACAGGAAATACTGCAAAAGTGGTTTATGAGGGTGCCTAATTGTGAGTAAAAATCCATTTCTAGGATTAGGATTTAATAGTCCATTCTTATCTTTTTCGAGAGCCGTTGTATCTGGTGGTGGAGGTTCTTCACATGTAACAGATAGTTTACTTGCTTATGTTGATGCTGCAAATACAGATTCTTACTCTGGAAGTGGTTCTACTTGGTCAGATTTAAGTGGTAATGGACTCGATATGACTTTGAGTGGAACTCCTGGAAGTCAAATTTCATCAAATCCAAAATATATTAATTTTGATGGTGTTGATGATCATGGAATTTTTGATAGTGGAATTCAAGCTACACTTAATGGAACAACAAAAAGTATCTCTTATGAACTTTGGATAAATGTTTTAGATTCCGATGCTGCTTTCAGAAATATTTTTGGTCCAAGAGTTCTAAATGCATTTGATGATGCAGCATTTTACTTACTTCTTCAAAGTGATGGTGATTTAGAAATCAGAGTAAACACCAGTGCAAATACAAATTATGATTTAATTTATGATTCATTTAGTTTGAATGCATGGCAGCAAGTTGTTGCAACACTCGATAGAAGTGATGGAAAAACAAGATTGTATATAAACAATAGTTTAGTTGCTACATATAGTGGAACTCCGATATCTGGTAATTATGTTTCATTTAGACCTTTCATTCTTGCTTTAGCATCTAATAATAATTATAGAACAAATATGAGAGCTTCTAAAGTTTTACTATATGAAAAAGCTTTAAGTGCATCAGAAATTGAAACCAACTGGAATCATTTTAGAGGAGAATTTGGTTTGTCTTAATTCATTATCTTGTCTATAGATTTGAAACTTGCTCAGATGGAGCATATAAGATTATTGGTAGACCTTAATTTATAAATAATAAACAAAGACTTCGTTTTCACGATGAAACTAATTAGAGAAGAAATCGAAACAGTTGATTTTATCGTTGAAGAACGCAACGGTAAAAAGAACATGTATATTGAGGGTATCTTCCTCCAAGGAAACCTCAAGAATAGAAATGGCCGTATGTATCCAATGGAAACTCTGAGAAGAGAAGTCCAGAGATACACTGAGAACCACGTCAATTCTGGGAGGGCTCTTGGAGAACTCGGACATCCAGATGGTCCAACTGTTAATCTGGACCGCGTCAGTCACAAGATTGTTTCACTCAAAGAGAATGGAACAAACTTCATCGGTAAAGCTAAAATCTTATCTACTCCTATGGGTAAGATTGCAGAGTCCCTCATTAACGAAGGCGTTAAGTTGGGTGTTTCTAGTAGAGGAATCGGTTCACTCAAACAAACGAGAGAAGGCGTGAACGTTGTCGGTGATGACTTCATGTTATCAACCGCAGCTGACATTGTAGCTGATCCCTCAGCACCAGATGCTTTTGTTGAAGGTATCATGGAAGGAAAAGAATGGATTTGGGAAGGTGGTATCCTTCGTGAGGCATTGGCCAAGAAAACCTACAAACAAATTAATACCTTGACAACTCAGGGTGAACTTGATGAGAAAAAACTCGATTTATTCAATAATTTCTTGAATAACCTGTGAGTGTTTAAAAATACTAATTTATAAATAAATATAGATTAAAATCGGTTAATCGGAGTAGTTCAAAAATGTCTCGTGGAGATTTACAAGAAATGGAGCAATCTAAAACTGCTGTGAACGCGAACGCTAAGTCTGCTGAATCAATGCCTAAAATGGCTGATCCAGGCACACAGCTCGGTAGTGTAGAAGATCTCGGTGGTCCTACCCCTGAGAACTACAAGCCTGATGATGATTCGGCTAAGCTCAGAGAGCCCAAGATCGCAACCGTCAAGGATGTAGTTAACAGAGGCGCCAAAGCCGCAGATCCAATGAAGAAAATGGCCAAAGAAGAAGCTGAAACTTCGGAAGAAGTTGTAGCTGAGGACCAGACTACCGAAGAGGAAGTCGTTTCTGAAGAAGAAACCGTTGAAGAGTATAACGTTGAAGAAGATGTCAACGCTCTCCTCGGTGGTGAAGAACTCTCCGAAGAATTCAGAGAAAAGGCTAAGGTCATCTTTGAAGCCGCTCTTAACTCTAAAGTAAAAGAAATTCAGGAAGCTCTCGAAGTTCAATACGCCGAGAAACTTGCTGAAGAGAAAGAGAGCCTTAAGGACACTCTCACCGAAAGAGTCGATGCCTATCTTGAGTATGTCTGCGAAGAGTGGATGACCGAGAATGAATTGGCCATCGACCATGGTCTGAAGACCGAAATGACCGAATCATTCCTTGAAGGAATGAAGGGTCTTTTTGAAGAACATTATGTCACAATTCCTGAAGATAAATATGATGTGCTGGAAAGCATGGTAGAAAAACTTGATGAAATGGAGACCAAGCTCAACGAGCAAATTGACAAGAACATCGATCTCAACAAGCGTTTGGCTGAGTCCACCGCTGATTCGATTCTTGATCAGATTTCTGAAGGTCTTGCGACCACTCAGAAAGAGAAGCTCGCCTCACTTGCCGAAAGTGTTGAGTTTGAAAGTGAAGAAGAATATCGTGAAAAACTGGAAACCCTTAAGGAGTCATATTTCTCCTCCAAGGCACCAGCTCCAAAAGTAGCCCAACAACAGACTCTGTCTGAGGGTGTAGATACAACCGAAGCTCCTGTTACAGGATCTATGGACGCATATCTGCGTTCCCTGGGCGCTTTCAAAAAGTGAATTTAACATTAATTCAAACATTTAACTAATAGGTAAAAAGCAATGTTTCAGTCCGAAAGATTGCAGGAAAAGTGGGCACCACTTCTCGACTATGAAGGTCTCGATTCAATCCAAGATTCTCATCGTCGTGCTGTAACCGCAGTCCTGCTGGAAAACCAAGAGAGATTCCTCAAAGAGGAAGCAGCATTCTCATCAGGTATCAACCTGATGGAAACCCCCAACATGAACACCAACAGTGGTGCTTCCTCAGCTGGATTCTCAGCTAACGCAACCGATGCTGGTCCTGTTGCTGGTTTCGACCCTGTTCTGATCTCCCTGATCAGACGCGCAATGCCTAACCTGGTCGCTTATGACCTGGCTGGTGTTCAACCAATGAGTGGTCCTACTGGACTCATCTTCGCAATGAGAAGCCGTTACGAGAACCAGTCTGGTTCCGAAACCTTCTTCGACGAAGTAGATACCGCATATTCTGGACAAGACGCTGGATTCGACTTGACTGGTGGTCAGACCGATCCTCTTGCTGGTATTGGTACTACCTCTCAGACTGGTAATAACCCAGCTGTTCTGAACCCTGTTGGAACCGCTTCCTCAACCGCATATAACGTCGGTCAGGGAATGCGTACAGACGAAGCTGAAGCACTTGATGGAGCCGCTGATAACGCCTTCAACCAGATGGCTTTCTCGATTGAGAAAGTTACTGTAACCGCCAAGTCAAGAGCCCTGAAAGCTGAGTACTCACTGGAACTCGCTCAGGATCTCAAGGCTATTCACGGTCTGAACGCTGAAGCCGAACTGGCTAACATCCTCTCAACCGAAATTCTGGCTGAGATCAACCGTGAAGTCATCAGAACCATCTACAAGACCGCTGAACAAGGCGCCGTCGCTAACACCGCTACCGCTGGTGTATTCGACCTTGACGTTGATTCAAATGGTCGTTGGTCTGTTGAGAAGTTCAAGGGTCTCCTGTTCCAAATCGAGCGTGACGCTAACGCGATCGCACAAAGAACTCGTAGAGGAAAGGGCAACATGATTCTGTGTTCCGCAGACGTTGCTTCCGCTCTGACCATGGCTGGTATCCTGGATTACACCCCAGCCCTGAACTCTAACCTCAACGTTGACGACACAGGTAACACCTTCGCTGGTACGATTAACGGTAAGTTCCGTGTATACATCGACCCATATTCGGCTAACCTGACTTCAGGTAACGCAGCTAACGGTAACCAGTACTATGTTGTTGGTTATAAGGGTTCTTCACCTTATGACGCTGGTCTGTTCTATTGTCCTTATGTTCCTCTCCAGATGGTTCGTGCCGTCGGTGAGAACTCCTTCCAGCCAAAAATTGGCTTCAAGACCCGTTACGGGATTGTTGCTAACCCATTCGCTGAAGGTCTCGACCAAGGACTCGGAAGACTCCGTGTTAACTCTAACCGCTACTACAGAAGAGTTGCTGTTAAGAACCTCATGTGATCCATCACATCATTCCAAGACCTCCTTCGGGAGGTCTTTTTTTATGCCTACTGATAAATACTAAAAAATGAGTCCCGATTGATGGCGACAAGAAAAAGACAAGACAGAGATCCCACAAAAAAAGCTATCCCTGCCTCTCAATTAGAAAACAGAAGTTTTCTGGTTCCAAATAGTTTTGGTTTTACTATCGAAAGATCCCCAACAGTGGGTTTCTTTGGTAGTACAATTAACGTACCAGGATTTACTTTGGGTGTTGCCGCTCAACCCACCTATCTGAAGGAAATTCCAAGACCTGGTGAGATTTTGTCATTTGAAGATCTTACTTTAACTTTCATGGTTGATGAAGGACTTCAAAACTACTTGGAAATTGACAAGTGGATGAGGGGTCTTGGTTTCCCTGAGGATATTCAACAAATTTATGACTTACAAGATGATGCTACAGTTGACACTGTTGGTCTCAGCATCTATTCTGATGCCACTCTGACAATCTATAACAATCAGTCACAACCTGCATTTAGAGTAATGTTTAAAGATGTGTTTCCATACTACTTAAGTCCTCTTGAATTTAATGCACAGATGCCTGAAGCTGAGGTCTTGACATGTCAGGTATCATTTAAGTATTCTATTTACACTATTGAGCCAGGTGCTGGCGGTTGTTGCTAATGATTGACCTACCCCAGATTCAGAAAATGTGGGAACAGGATTCAAAAATTGATCCTGATAATTTACACACTGAATCATTGAATATACCCGTGCTTCATGCAAAATATTATGACTTATACAATAATTTGATTCTTCTCAGAAAGAAAGCAGAACAACAAAGAAAGAACATCAGACACGAACGTTACGAATACTTTTCTGGTAAAGCTGACCCTGATGTTTATGCGAAGAATCCTTTTCCAAAGAAGATTCGAGACAAAGATACAATGCAAAAGTATCTTGATGCTGATGAGAAACTTTCTAATTCTTCTTTGAAGATTGATTATTATGATACGATGTTGAAGTATCTTGAAGAGATACTCAAACAGATTTCTAATCGCACATATCAAATCAAGAACGCGATTGAATTCATGCGGTTTAGTTCAGGACTAGGATGAACGAAGAAGAATATTACAGTATAGAATTACCCATACAGGGTATCAAAATGATACATGAATCTCTTTCTTTTCATTATGAGAGATGGCCAGGAGGTCACCCAGATGAACAAGAAGATATAAAGATGATGAGAGATAACTTTTATAAGATAATTTTGGATTATCAGTTTAATAACCTCTAATAAATACCTATAGGTGAACCCTATAGGTATGGCTGATTTGACCATAGAGAAGATAAACGAAGTTTATCTTAAAATCTCTACGGAACCACACATCGAATACGAACTCAGAGATAAATTTACCTTTGAAGTTCCAAATATGAAGTTCATGCCTCAATATCGGAGGAGGCATTGGAACGGAGAAATTCATTTGTTCGATATGAGAACAAAGAGGATCTATGTTGGTCTGCTTGATAAAGTTGTTGCGTTCTGTGAGAAGGCAGGATATAGTTTTGAATTTATAGAAAATAAGTTTTATGGACTTCCCTTTGAAGTCAATGAAATGATCTGCAAAGAGGGTGTGAAGGACTACATGGGTTCTATTACATCAATTAAACCAAGAGATTATCAGGTTGATGCAGTTCATGATGCTCTGAGATATAATCGTAAGTTACTGATTAGTCCAACTGCATCAGGTAAGTCATTCATGATTTACTCTGTTGTAAGATTTCATGTTGGGATGAATAGGAAGGTTCTACTTGTGGTCCCCACCACATCACTAGTGGAACAGATGTTTAAAGACTTCCAAGACTATGGATGGGATGCTGAGAATCACTGTCATAGAATCTATGCAGGTCGTGAGAGAGTGAATACTAATGAGGTAACCATCACAACCTGGCAGTCAGTCTATCAAATGGATAGAATCTTCTTTGAGGATTATGATGTCATTATTGGTGATGAAGCTCACTTGTTTAAGAGTAAGTCTCTGATAGGGATTATGGACAAGTGTCATCACGCAAAGTATAGATATGGGTTCACAGGAACTTTAGACGGTACACAGACCCATAAATGGGTCTTAGAGGGACTGTTTGGACCGTCATACAAAGTCACAGGAACTAAGAAACTTATTGATGAAGGTCACCTAGCTAAACTTGACATCCAATGTTTGGTCCTGAAACATCGTCCTCAGAAGTTTGATACATATGAGGATGAGATTAAGTATCTAATCTCTCATGAAAATCGAAATAAATTTATATCTAATCTGTCAGTTGATCTGAAGGGTAACACTCTTGTTCTCTATACCAGAGTAGAGACACATGGAGCTATACTTTTTGAACTAATAAATAAAAAAGTATCAGACGGTAGAAAAGTTTTCTTCATCCATGGTGGTGTGGATGCTGAAGATAGAGAAGAAGTCAGAAAGATTACAGAGGAAGAAAAAGACGCTATTATTGTCGCATCCTTTGGAACTTTCAGTACAGGCATCAACATCAAGAACCTTCACAACGTAATATTTGCCTCTCCATCAAAGTCTAGGATTCGTAATCTACAGTCTATTGGTAGAGTCCTTCGTAAAGGCAAAGATAAAGTCAAGGCTAAACTCTATGATATTGCAGATGATGCAACCATGGGTTCAAGAAAGAATTATACTCTGAACCATTTCATTGAAAGAGTGAAAATATATGTTCAAGAACAATTCAATTATGAGATTATATCAATCAATCTTAAAGACTAAAGGAGTAGTGTATGAACGAAATAGGAGATGACTTTTACGCAACAATTAAACTCAGATCAGGAGAAGAGATCTTTTCTAAAGTAGCACCCTGTGAAGAAGATGACAGAACATTATTGATTCTGTCTAATCCAATTATTGTAGAAGAATTAACAGTAAGAGGTAAATTCCAAGGTTACAAGATGGAACCCTGGATAAAGACATCTGATGACGACATGTACATCTTGAACATGGATGAAGTCATGACGATGTCTGAGTCAAATAGTATCGAAATGATTGTATATTATCAAGACTTTGTTCGTAAGATAAACAAAACAAATTATTCTAAGCTAGATAGAAAGATGGGTTACCTATCTTCTGTCCATGAAGCCAAAGAGGTTTTAGAGAAACTCTTTAATAACAGCTAAGGTTCCCTTTCATCCTGGACAAACCTAGTCTATATGGATTTCAAGGTATTGTCAACTCTTTATGATTCTGATATAATAATATCAGTAAAAACTATGTTATATGGCTGTCAATCACAATTATGGAACTATGGCAAGACCTAAAAAGTCGGAACACTATGTTAATAACAAAGAGTTTCTGAATGCTTTAGAGAACTACTTTGCAGAGGTAGAACGAGCAAAACTCAACGATAAACCAAAACCACAGATTCCAAGATATATTGGTGAGTGTTTTTTAAAGATTGCAAATCATTTATCATATAAACCCAACTTTGTGAACTATATGTTCAAAGATGATATGATTTGTGATGGTATTGAAAACTGTGTAAGATACGTTCATAACTTTAACCCTGAGAAGTCCAAGAACCCATTCGCTTACTTCACTCAAATCATCTATTATGCTTTCCTGAGACGTATTCAACAGGAGAAGAAGCAACTGGAGATCAAGAATAAGATCCTGGAGAAGACTAACTTCGATGAGGTCTTCGACGCAAACGAACTTGACAGTGGTAACTATAGTGACTACAATTCTATCAAAGATGCCGTTCACATCAAACTCCGTTATCAATGAAGGTTGCCGTCATAACCGACACTCACTATGGTGCTAGGAAGGGATCTAAACTCTTCCACGATTATTTTGAAAAGTTCTATCGTGATGTCTTTTTCCCTACACTGAAGAAAGAAGGTATCGATACCGTAATCCACTTAGGGGATGCGTTTGACAGCCGTAGAGGTATTGAATTCAAATCTCTTCAGTGGGCAAAGAGAGTGGTATTTGACCCTCTCAAAGAAGCAGGAATCAAGATGCACCTGATTGTTGGTAATCATGACGCATACTATAAGAATAGTAATGAGATTAACTCTGTAGAACTTCTACTCACAGAGTATGATAATGTCATTCCCTATTCAAAAGCAACTGAGGTAAATATTGATGGACTAGGTATTCTGTTCATCCCCTGGATTTGTGAAGATAATGAAAAAGAAACTCTCCAACTTATTAAAAAGACAGACTGCCCGTTCGCGATGGGGCACCTTGAGCTCAACGGATTTAGAGTTAATCGACAAATCGTCATGGATCATGGTCATGAGAGCGAGTTATATTCAAAGTTCACCAAGGTCTTCAGCGGTCACTACCACACTCGATCGAATGACGGAAGAGTCTTTTACGTCGGAAATCCATACGAAATGTTTTGGACAGATGTTAGAGATGATCGTGGATTTACGATACTCGATCTGGAAACTCTTGAACATACGCATGTAAACAATCCTTATAGACTGTTTCATAACATCTACTATGAGGACAGTGATTATCAGATGTTTGATGCCACTCCTTACAAAGACATGATTGTCAAGGTCGTTGTCAAACAAAAGAGTGATGTCAAACAGTTTGAAAAGTTTATTGATAAACTTTATAGTGTGGGTGTTGCTGACTTAAAGATTGTTGAGAACTTTGAGTTTGGTGGATGGTATGGTAATGAAGACACTCTGGTAGATATTGAGACAGAAGACACCCTTTCTATCCTGAATAGATATATTGAAGAATCTGAAGTCAGTCTAGATAAATCTAAGATCCAAAAAGTAATCAGAGATGTCTATCAGGAAGCATGTGAACTAATCTAATGTTTATTATTACAGTTGCAGGACACGAAAAAGATGGAGCATATTCAGTAGTAGATGAGGACGGAGAACAGGTCCTTTATATCTTCCAAGATGAAGATGACGCTACAAGATATGCCTTGCAACTGGAAGAGCTTGACTACCCTGAGATGCATGTGTTAGAAATAGAAGACGAAATTATGATCAAGACCTGTGAAATGCACGATCACAGGTATACGATTATTACCCCAAATGACATTGTAATTCCTCCCGACAACGCTAGTGATTATCTTTGAGAATATTTCCTGGAAGAACTTTCTGTCTACGGGGAATCAACCGACGAAACTCAATCTTAATAACCACAACACCACCCTAATCATTGGGTCAAATGGTGCTGGTAAATCTACAGTTCTTGATGCATTGACCTTTGTTCTTTACGGTAAAGCATTCCGTAAGATTAACAAAGCTCAACTCATCAATACCACCAATGAAAAGAACTGTTTTGTTGACATTGAGTTTAGTGTCAATGGGACTCAGTGGAAGGTTGAAAGGGGAATAAAACCGAATATCTTTAAGATCTACAGAGACGGAGAACTCTTGGATCAACAACACTCTGCGATTGACCAACAGAAGTGGTTGGAACAGAATGTTCTGAAGATGAACTATAAGTCATTTACTCAGATTGTTATCTTGGGTAGTAGTTCCTTCGTTCCCTTCATGCAACTCCCTCAGGGGTCCCGTAGAGAGGTCGTAGAGGACCTTCTGGATATCAAGATCTTCTCCTCTATGAGTGTCCTCCTTAAGGAAAAGATTCGTAGTCTGAAAGAAGAATCAAGAACCTTTGAGTTGAAGAGACAATCACTTAAAGATAAAGTTGAAATGCAGAAAAACTTTATTCAACAGTTAGAGACAAAGAGTCAGCAAGATATTACTTATAAGGAAGAAAAGATTGCTACTCTTCTTACTGAAGAGAACTCCTATATGAATAGGAACAGTGATCTGAACTCAGAGATTGAGACTCTCAAATCCAGTCTCTTGAAGTTTGATGGACATAAGGAGAAACTTAAGGAATATGGAAATATTAAAGGTAAGATCTCTCAAAAAATTTCAACATTAGTTAAGGATCATAAGTTTTTTAACGATAATACGGTATGCCCTACCTGTGATCAACAGATAGAGGAGTCGTTTCGTGTAAATAGAATTAGGACTTCTCAAGATAAGGCTAAAGAGTTGCAAGAGGGTTATGAACAACTCCTCGGAGCAATTAAAGAGGAAGAGTTGAGAGAGTCCCAATTCAATTCTATTTCTGGAGACATCAGTAAGCTACTTAATGGCATTACTTCTAACAACAGTCAGATCCATAGTTGCCAAAAACAAATTAGACAACTTGAATCTGAAATTCAAACACTTACCAATCAGTTACAGAACCGAAATACTGAACATGAAAAGTTAGAAGAGTTTAGAGAAAGTCTTCAGAATACATACGAAAAACTTGTTGAGGTAAAGGAGAGTATTTCCTACCACGACTTCACTTATAGTCTTCTCAAAGACGGTGGAGTAAAATCTCAAATTATCAAGAAGTATCTTCCTCTTATCAACCAACAGGTTAATAAGTACCTACAAATGATGGACTTCTACATCAACTTCAAGTTAGATGAAGAGTTCAACGAAACCATCGAAACACCGATTCACGAAGACTTTACTTACTCATCCTTTTCTGAAGGGGAGAAAATGAGAATAGACCTAGCCCTCTTGTTTACCTGGAGGGAAGTCGCTAGGTTCAAGAACTCTGTCAATACTAATCTTCTCATCATGGATGAAGTCTTTGATAGTTCCTTGGATGGATTTGGTACAGACGAATTCCTAAAAATTATCAGATTTGTTATTAAAGACGCTAACATCTTTGTAATCTCACACAAGGGAGGACTTGAGGACAAATTTGAAAGCGTCATATCCTTTACCAAGGACAAGGGTTTTAGCCGTATGATGCAGGGTACTCCAACAGAACAATGACTACTCCAAACTGGATTCATCACTCTAAAAAAGAACAAAAACGAAAACTTAAACCACAAGCTCTCAGACAGGCAAAAGCCAGGAGACAAGCCCTCAAGAGGAAACTCAAGAGGGTTTCGTTTTGCAAAGAGTTTGTGAAGTTAGATTAAAAAGTTACGAATTGTCATGAAGTTCTGACATTTCGTCTATATAATTCAGTGATATGGAGGTTATGATGCACAACTTGGTATCTCATAATGAGCTAGCATCTTGGAAATGGGACGAAAAAACCACTGTTGATGAGAAATACGACCAAGTATCCGACTATTTCCAGTGTATCTCGGAATGTGGTATTATCGACCATACAGCAAGGAGGTTCTGCAGACACATCCTTACAACAGAGTGACTTAATTATCTAAAGGAGTTTAACTAACCGAAGTCCCCCGTTACTCTATGAGTGCGGGGGATTGGTCTGCAACCAGTTGGAGAACTGTCCACTCTACCTCTGACTCTGCCCCACTCTGCCCTATGATAACTACATCAGGAGGACACCACCCATGGCAATCAATTACGAAATCAAGTCACAACTAGCCAAACTTCTCGCCACTGAAGATATTGTGGTTGAGAACCGAGATGTGCAGACGGCTCAGTTTGACGTTGATTCCCGTGTTTTGACACTCCCCAAGTGGAAACGTGCATCCAACTCTGTCTTTGACATGTTGGTTGGCCACGAAGTCGGACACGCACTCTATACTCCTAACGTAGATCCACCGAAAGATATTCCTCACTCCTTTGTTAATATTGTAGAGGACGCTCGTATTGAAAAACTGATGAAGCGTCGTTATCCTGGTCTCTCTAAGAGTTTCTACAAAGGATACAAGGAACTGTCTGATGATGATTTCTTCTGTATTGAAGACCAGGACTTGAATAAGATGAACCTGGCTGACCGTATTAATCTTTACTACAAGATTGGTAACTTTATTGATCTCCCCTTTACTGAGGAGGAGATGAAGTTCGTTCGTAAAGTAAATCAAACTGATACCTTTGAGGATGTTTGTGAACTAGCACGAGACATTTACAAATATTGTAAGTCTGAAACTTCTTCTACTGACCAGCATCAACAACCTCAACAGGAGTCACCTAATGGTCAACCTGGTGACTCTATGGAGAGTCCTGAGGGTTCCTCTGGTGGTGATGAGATGACTCATGAGGAAATGATTGAAGAAGCTGAGAAACGTGAGTCTGAGAATCAAGAACTGGATACTGATAATCAACTAGAACAGCAAAGTGGTGAACCTGAAGCTACTACTGACAAAGCCTTTGAAGATGGTATTTCTGAACTCAGTGGTATGGACAATGGTATCGACAATGTCTATGTCGAAGTTCCTAAAGTTCATCTCAACAATATCATCATCAACAACAAACAGGTTCATGAAGAACTTGATTTATCTTGGCAACTTCAGTCCATGCCTCTGAAACACACTGATGAGTGGACTGGTAAAGTCACTGAACACAAAGCTGATTTCAGTATCGCTGATGAGGCATATCAAAAGTTCAAGAAGTCAGCTCAACGTGAGGTGAACTACCTGGTCAAGGAGTTTGAGTGTAAGAAGTCGGCTGACGCATATGCTCGAGCTACTGTGTCGAAGACTGGTGTTCTTGACTGTACTAAACTCCATACCTACAAGTATAATGAAGACCTGTTCCGTAAGGTCAGTGTTCTTCCTGATGGTCAAAATCACGGTCTCATCTTCATTCTTGACTGGTCTGGTTCGATGGGGACATGTATTTTGGACACCATCAAACAACTGTTCAATTTGGTGTGGTTTTGCAACAAGTGTAATATCCCCTTTGATGTTTATGCTTTCACAAACTCATATCTCTGGAACAGGGAAGATGAAGAAAATGATTCAATGAATTGGGAACTCAACAAACTCTTTGTTCACAAGGATTTTCATCTTCTCAACCTTTTGAGTGGTAATGTCAAACGCAAGGAACTTGAGAAACAATTGTTGAACATCTGGAGACTTGCTTACAATATTCGTAACTGGACTAACTATGAGATTCCTACGGGTTATGGTCTTTCTGGTACTCCTCTGAACGAGGCACTTATTTCTCTTCATCAGATCATTCCTCAATTCCAGAAAAACCATGATCTTCAGAAAGTTCAATGTGTGATTCTGACTGATGGTGAGGCAAATCATCTCGCATATTGTAAACCTTGGCACTCTGAGAGGTATGGTGAAAAGGAAGGGACAGCTAATTTGTATCGTGGCTACTCTTATCTTCGTAATCGTAAGACAGGACACACTTATAAGATTGGTGATTACTTCTACGAATTTACTGAACTTCTTTTGACTGATTTGAAAGAGTCTTTTCCCTATACTAACTTCATCGGTATTCGACTTGCTGGAGCTCGTGACATCAACTCGATGGTCCGTCGTTACACTGGACAAGATTCTTCTAAAACAGTGAAGAAAGACAAATTTTTCTCACTGAAAACCTCTGGTTATGATTCTTATTTCTTAATGGTTGACCAGTCCCTTTCTAATGACACTGAGTTTGAAGTTGAGGAAGGTGCATCCAAAGCTAAGATTAAGTCCGCTTTTGCTAAGAATCTTAAATCCAAGGCTCTAAATAAAAAAGTGTTAAGTCAGTTCATGGACCTGGTCTGTTGACCAGTTGACGAACTGTCCCAAGAGGGGTCGTCTGGACCTCTCTCATCCTTTATAATGACTTTGTTGAAACGAACCACTATGTCACTCTCGACCGAATACGTCACGACTTCTCTTCAGTCTCTCTACGGTAACAACATCACAGCTTCTGATATTCGTGCATGGTGTGCGATGAACGGTTACAATTATCAGACTGTTACTAAAAAACTTAATGACTTCAAGACTGGTCGTGGTAAGTGGAACCTGACTGTTCAGGAGAAACTTGAAGAAACTTATCAGGCTCCAGCCGCAGAACCCGCTATCGTTCAAGACTTGATTCCTCAGAAAGATGATACCTTCGTCCAGTTTGGTAATTTCAAAGATATTAAAAAGATTATTCAGTCCCGTCTTTTCTACCCTACGTTTATCACGGGTCTCTCGGGTAATGGTAAAACGTTTGGTGTCGAACAAGCCTGTGCCCAACTCAAAAGGGAACTAATTCGTGTCAACATTACTATCGAGACTGACGAAGATGACCTTATTGGTGGTTTCCGTCTGGTTAATGGTGAAACTGTTTGGCATAACGGTCCAGTCATCGAAGCTCTGGAACGTGGAGCAGTTCTTCTTCTAGATGAGGTTGACCTGGCATCTAACAAGATTCTGTGTCTTCAGTCCATCCTAGAAGGTAAGGGAGTTTTCCTAAAGAAGATTGGTAAGTTCATCCAACCTAAGGAAGGATTCAATGTTATTGCAACTGCTAATACTAAGGGTAAAGGTTCAGATGACGGTCGTTTTATTGGAACTAACGTTCTCAATGAGGCATTCCTTGAACGATTCCCCGTCACGTTTGAGCAAGAATACCCGACTCCTGCAACTGAACTAAAGATTCTTGAGGGTGTCGCTCTTGATCTTAATGTGGTCGCTCCTGACTTCTGTAAGCGTCTGACTGACTGGGCTGACATTATTCGTAAGACCTTCTATGATGGTGGTATCGAAGAGGTCATCTCCACTCGTCGTCTTGTCCATGTGATTCGGGCTTATTCCATCTTCGCCGACAAGAAAAAGGCACTTGAGGTCTGTACTAATCGTTTCGATGATGAGACTAAGTCTTCGTTCATGGAACTGTATGACAAAGTTGATGTTGACTTCCAACTTGACCAAGAGGAGGAAGTCTGATATAATTATGGCAAACTCTTGGTCTTTTTTATTTGAAGATTTGAACATGTACAACGAAAATAATGAAAACTCTCTGAGTTTTCTTTCCTCTTCATCTGATCCCGATACAATTAATTTTATTGGATCTAGACTTCCTGGTGGAGATTTCTCCGATTCAATTACATTTGGATCTTCCTCAGTGGATAGTGGAATGGGTAATGATCATATTCTTTTTGGAGAACCATGGAAAGAAACCAGAAAAAGTTTCAACTTGGATGCTCCAACACAGAGACAATGGAAGTACAATGAGAATGAGATTCTTAAGGAACTCACTGGTTACATCACAGACACCTACAGCCAACACTATTCTTCTGATCAGATTCAAACTCTAGATCTTATCGAATCTTGTGGTGATGGTGAAGCTTTCTGTCGTAGTAACATCCTCAAGTATGCGTCCCGATATGATAAGAAGGGAACCGCAAGACGTGACATTTTGAAGATTATGCATTATGCTGTTCTTCTGATGTACTTCAACGACAAAAACACCCTGACCGAGACCTATAATCAATGAACATGAAACTGAGTGAAAACACTGTCAACCTTCTGAAGAACTTCTCTTCTATCAACCAATCCATTCTATTCAAGGAGGGTAAGAAACTTCGTTCTATCTCTGTGATGAAGAACATCCTGGTTGAGGCAAATGTGTCTGAGGAGTTCCCTAAGGATTTTGGTATCTATGATTTGAACCAGTTCCTTAACGGGCTGAGTCTCCACAAGAATCCTGAACTGGACTTTAAGAACAATGAGTATGTTGTCATCCGTGAGGGTAAGCGACGTTCTAAGTTCTTCTTCGCAGATCCTTCTGTGATCGTAGCTCCTCCTGAGAAAGAGATCTCTCTTCCCTCTGAGGATGTTTGTTTCATCCTGACAGCTCAGGATCTTCAACAACTTAAGAAGGCAGCATCTGTCTATCAGGTTCCTGACATTTCTGTCATTGGTGAAGCTGGTGTTATTAAACTGGTGGCTCGTGACAAGAAGAACGACACCTCAAATGACTTTGAGATTATTGTTGGTGAGACCGATCTTGTGTTTGTCTTTAACTTCAAAGAAGAAAACCTGAAGATTGTTCCTGGTAACTACGATGTAGTTGTGTCTGAGAAACTTCTTTCCCGTTTTACTAATCAGAATATTGACGTGACGTATTATATCGCATTGGAGCCCGATTCTACTTTTGGATGATGGAACCTGATCCTTATATTCAATTTCTTGAAAATTGGATTCCTGGAATCGGAGAAGACACTAAACTCCATGATCAATTACATATTCATTTTGGTCTTGGGTTTAGTGTAAATGATGAAGCACGGTTACTTGGATTTCAGTTAGGTCATCATCCCGCTGGAAACTTTTTCCATGTAGTCGTTTTTTCTATAATGAGTCTTACGATCTATCCTAAAGATTATCGTAATACTTGGAATGATGTGACAGATTTTTATCAGGCATACCTTCTAGGCAAGTACTGGCAGTCTGTGTCATACTGGTTTATACCAAAGACAATACTATGAACATCTTTGTGACTGACCCTGATCCCTTGAAGTCAGCCAGGGTCTTACCTGACAAACATATTGTCAAGATGCCTCTAGAGACCTGTCAGATGTTGGCAATCGTCTGTTCAGAGAAATGGGGTCATGGATTTGGAACCCTCCCTAAGGCGGATGGGCAACCCTACAAGACCACCACAGGTGCCTTTAGGAACCATCCATGTACTATTTGGGCAAACTCCTTTGTGAACAACTGGAGATGGTTACTTGCTCATGGATTCGCTCTATGCAATGAGTACGCATTGAGGTATGGTAAACCACATACTTGTTTCAACACCCTTCAAGCAGCAAACGAGATTCTCCCATGTGCAGACCCACAAGGTCGAAGTGGTAAAGGTCCAACACCTTTTGTCTTTGCAGGACCTGATGAGTTCAAGTATGATGACACTGTAGATATCTACACAAAATACAAGATGTATATTGCATCTAAACCCTGGGTGAAGGACAACTACCTTCGCCTCCCTGATCGTAAACCTGATTGGATTTGATTTATGAGTCGTGATGAATTCGTCTGGGTCGAAAAGTATAGACCTAAGACTATTGATGAATGTATTCTTCCTGAAAATATTAAGAATACGTTCAAAGCATTTCTAGATAAAGGTGAGGTTCCTAACCTTCTTTTGTCTGGACCTCCTGGATGTGGTAAAACCACTGTCGCTAAAGCTCTATGTAATGAATTGGGAGTAGACGTTTATGTCATTAACGGATCCGATGAGGGACGATTCCTGGACACTGTCAGGAACAATGCGAAGAACTTTGCTTCGACCGTCTCGCTTTCATCAACTGCTAAACACAAAGTCATCATCATTGATGAGGCAGATAACACGACCCCAGATGTACAACTCGCCCTACGGGCATTTACTGAGGAATTTGTTGGTAATTGCAGATTCATCTTCACCTGCAACTACAAAAACAAAATCGTCAGCCCCCTCCATTCCCGATGTGCAGTCATTGACTTCGCACTCAAAGGAAAAGAACGTCAGCAACTTGCAGGACAATTCTTCCAACGTCTCCAAGAAATCTTGGGTACAGAGGGTATTAAATATGATAACAAGGTCCTGGTAGAACTCATTCAGAAACATTTTCCTGACTGGAGACGTGTTCTGAATGAGTGTCAGAGATACTCTTCTGGTGGAGAGATTGACTCTGGTATTCTTGCATCATTCGCTACGGTAAAGACAGATGACCTCTTCAAAAGACTCAAGGAGAAAGACTTTCCTAGCGTCCGTAAGTGGGTTGTTAATAATCTTGATAACGATCCCGCTGTTCTTCTTCGTAGCATCTACGATGCCTGCTATAACAATCTTGAAGGTCCTGGTGTTGCTGCAGCTGTCCTTATTATCGCTAAGTATCAGTACCAAAGTTCGTTCGTGGCTGATCAAGAGATAAATATCCTCGCTTGTTTAACTGAAATTATGGTGGAGTGCCAATTCAAATGAATGTAAAAGTATTTCGTATGAACACTGGTGAAGAAGTAATCTTCACTCTCATCAATGAAGATGAGAAGACTATTGAGATTGAGAATGCTCTGGTCGCTATTCCAAATGCACAAGGTTCTATTGGATTTGGTGCATGGTCCTATCTCCAGAAAAAGAATACAACTCTGACTATCGACAAACAATTCATTGTTTATATCTGTGATGCTAATGATGAAGTTGTAGAGAATTACGAGAAGATTTTCTCAGTGATTGAAAAACCTAGTAAGAAATTGATTCTTTGATGGAACCCGAACTGAAGGATTGGCTTAACTCTATCAACTTCAATAAGGAAGACCTTACTGAGGATGATGAGAATACTATCAAGTCATATCCCCCCTTTATTATTAACAAATGCCTGTCAGGTCACCTTGACTCTGTACTCTTTGCCAATGAGATGAACCGATATCATTTCCTTGACAAAGATATGCAATATAAATTTTATCTAAATATATTGAGAAAAAGGAAGAGATTCTCTCCTTGGATTCGGAAAGATAAAGATTCCGACCTTGATATTGTCAAATCATACTATGGTTATAGTAATGAAAAAGCACGTCAAGTCATGAAGATTTTATCTACTGAACAAATCAACTACATGAAACAACGACTTGACACTGGTGGTAAAAAATGACACAAACGACTGAACCTCAGGTTTCTTGGTCTCAAGATAAGATGATTGAGGTCAAGTTAAACGAACCTGATGACTTCTTGAAAGTGAGAGAGACTCTTACTAGGATTGGGGTTGCTTCCCGTAAAGAAAAGAAACTTTACCAATCCTGCCATATTCTCCATAAACAGGGTAAATATTACATCGTACACTTTAAGGAGTTATTTGCTCTTGATGGCAAATACGCTAATCTTACTGTTAATGATGTTCAGCGTAGGAATCGTATTACTCGGTTGCTTTCTGACTGGGGTTTAGTATCTGTTGTTAGTGAGGACAGTATCCTTGATATTGCACCACTGAATCAAATCAAAGTTCTTCCCTATCGTGACAAGAATGATTGGATATTAGAACAAAAGTATAATATCGGTAAGAAAGGGAAGGAAGAAGAATCTAAATAAGTCTGAGTCTTTCGTGCAGACTCTACGAATGTCGGAAACCCCGTAGACCCCTTGACAGGGGTCTTTTTTTATGCTATGATTCGTTGGTATAGAAATCCGATCCATGATCGAACTTGATAAAGTTTATGAGTTTGAGTGTCCAGCATCTTTCGGCACCTTGTCTCAAGAACTTGTATATAAACTGCTTACAGATGGTCGTCGTGCATCTGGGTTCTTGGAACAGCAACTAGCAAAATGGTTCCCTGATCTTACATTTGAAGATGGTAAGGGTTATGATCATGTTGACACTGAAGGAAAACAATATGATGCTAAATGCTTCACCAAAGGTGGTGCTAAGTTCTGTCCTAGTGTGATGTTGGGCGCTGGTCGATCTGTTGACCAGAATAAACTCTGGGAACATGCTAATGACATGATCTACATCTTCTGTGATGTGGTAGAATTCCCTAAGGTTCGCGTTATATTCAAACGTGGATCTGATCTTACTAAGTATACTAAAGGTTCTATTCCATTCAAAGATCGTAATGTTTTATTTGCTTGATTGCCTAGAAGGAATGAAAGAACTGGAGGACGGTAGTATTGATGCTATCGTCACATCTCCTCCATACAATCTTAATATCAAGTATGGTAAGTATGATGATGACAAACCACGTCAAGAATATCTTGATTGGTTGGTAGAGATCTTTCGTGAAGGCAAACGTGTCCTTAAAGATGATGGCCATCTGTTTGTCAACATGGGATACTCTAATGTCGATCCATGGGTTGGTATGGAGGTGGGACTTGCCCTTCGACAAGATTGGATTCTACAGAATCATATTAACTGGGTTAAATCTATTCATGTAAATAATAAAACCAGTGGACACTTTAAACCTATTAATAGTAAAAGATTTGTATGTCCTACATGGGAGCACTTGTTTCATCTTACAAAAGACGGTAAGATAGAAATTGATCGTCTCTCTGTTGGTGTTCCTTATGAATACTATGAGGCAAATATTAGAGGTAAAAATACAGCAGAAACTAAACCTAATTTGAGGGACAAAGGTAATTGTTGGTTTGTGCCATATGAAACGATCAACAACAAGGATCTTCGTGGAAAGCATCCTGCAACATTCCCTGTCAAACTAGTTGAAGATTGCTTGAAACTAACTGGTAAACAATCTGGTATAGTTCTTGACCCGTTTATGGGAACAGGATCTACTGCTGTTGCGGCAGTCAATCTTGGATGGGATTATATTGGATATGACATCGATCAAGATTATGTTGATTTTGCAACAAATCGATTAGGTTTGACACGGTTTCAAAACTGATATATAATACTGTATATCAAAAGTCTTGAGTAGAACTACAAAACTTCTACGTTTGAAAGACAACTAACTCATCTTATTGGAGTAACATGACATCAATCGAACTCACGCTCTTGGAAGCGGAAGCACCTACTGCTGTATTTAAAAGAATTCCCGTTCATCTTTTCGCAGAAGTAAAGAACAAATACGAAGATCAATGGAAAGTTTTCAATAAAAAGGGAGCGATAGATGTTCCCCCAGATCTTCCGTACTGGAAAGAAATTGATAATAAGTTTGACACAAAAGTATCACAACTTGCACTAATTGATTCTAGTCTCTGTTGGGTAGATCGTTCTTATGATAGAGTAGTTAACTGGGCAAACCTAGTCAAGTTTATTGATGATAAAAACGGATTTAGTCATAGTGACGCACAAATTATTGACGTTGTATATGACAAAAGAAAGCAAAGATTTTATGTTGTAATTGGTCAGCACAGAGTTGACATGAGTCTTCTTTGTCTTGGAGAAAATGCTAAAATTGCTGCACGTATCACTCTTCTTGATGAGGATCTTACTGAAGAAGAGCAAATTAAATTAGAATCAAACCGCCATCATACTGAAGCAAACAATACAACAGATCAAAAACCTCAAGAAAAACTTCTGTCTGGTTATACATCTGGTGATGAAGATGCGGTCGATTACACAAGATTCATCACTGCACATAATATTGGTGTAATTGGGCAAGAACACTTATTCCCCAATAATTTATTTGTAAAAACTTGCAAGGCACCCTGGGCAGTTGGTAGGGCAATGAAGATTTCAAAAGACGAATGTTCTTTTGCTCTAGAACTTATCCGTGACTATATGGATTGTAAGGATATTGACGGAAAGTTAATCCAGTCGGTCACTCAATATCTTTTTTATTTTAAAAAGAGGTTAGACCAAGCAGCAAAAGCAATGGGGAAAGATTACAAAACATTTGTAAGAGACTTCTTTCAACATACTTTTTCTCAAGACCCTGATAAAGGTGTTTTAATGCATCCAACAGATGATTTGTTAGAGGGGACAAAAGATTTTCGTGGAGAAAGCACTGTTGTTCCTGTTTGTAGATTGATCAAACTTACAAATCAATACGTTCGTATGAAGAAAATTGATGCATCTACTATTCACGGAAATAAAAAAGAGAAAGGTAAATGGGTAAGTGCCGACGAAGAAATTTTTCAAAAGTATCTGGAAAAGTGTAAGGTTGGACTAGTTCTTGCTCAAATTCCAAGGCAGATTATCAATAGTCTGTGAATACCGAATAAAAAATTACGGGGTTTACTACCCCGTTTTTTATGTTTTCTGTTATAATTAGTATGTAAGAGGTTCGGGTTCTACGGAATCCCCTCCTACGCCAAAGATGCCTTCGGGGTCTTTACTTTACAAACTCGCTTACTAAGGAGAACTATGTCTACACTAGCAAGGTACAATGTTGCCAACATCGACCAACTGGTTGATAGAATCGCAAGAAATAGTATTGGAATGGAAGACTACTTCAATCGTGTCTTCACTCATGAAACAAACAATTACCCACCATACAATCTAGTCGCTGTAACTGAAGATGAGTTCAAACTAGAGATTGCATTGGCTGGGTTCTCAGAGACAGACGTGAAGGTCTTCACAGAACGTGGTAAACTGGTCATTGAGGGAGAAAAGGCTACTAACACACCCGATGACTCATATGTCCATCGTGGACTCGCACAGAGGTCTTTCACAAGGGCTTGGACCATCGCTGATGACACCGAGGTCAAGTCTGTTGAATTTGTGAATGGTCTTCTCACCGTCACCCTGGGTAGAATCGTCCCAGAGAAACACCAGAAGAAGTTCTGGTATGGATCAGACGAGACCGATAAATAATCCATATCGTCGCCGCTGGGGTTCAATGGCCAAATCCATTGACACCCCTCTTTTTTTATGCTATACTTTAATCGATAGAAAACTACCTATGCCTAAAAAAGTAAAGAAAGATAGTAAGGGTCGTGAAGAGGAATGGAGTTGGGAAGAGACTCCTGAAACTATTGAAGCACTGAAGAAACTTCATGCAACTCAACGTCTTCATGAAGACATTCGTAAAGCGGAATCTGAAGTGTCTGATTATGGAGTTGGTAAATGACAATTAAACTTGCACTACTGAAATCTGGCGAAGATGTTATCGCTGATATGGAAGAGATGGTCGCAAATGACCAAGTGATTGGATACTTCCTTAAATATCCTTGTGTTGCAAAGTTGATTGGTACTGATAGTGGATCTGTTGGTCCAACTAAAGAACCATTTAAACTGAGACTGACACCTTGGATGCCATTGAGTAAGGACACAACTATTCCTGTCGTGGCTGATTGGGTTATCAGTATCATGGAACCGATTGATGATTTAAAAGAAACTTACGAAAACGGTATCAAGAACTATGAACAACGTGAAAATTCTGCACCTGACGACGAATCAGATTCTGATCAGTCAGATTGAAGAGGTTACATCAGAACTGGGAGAACCAGATTGTAAACTGATTGAACCATTTATCATTTGTGATGATGGGACTCTGTCCCCATGGTTGTTGGACTACACTAATCAGAATGATTTTATGATTAGTTCTGACAAACTGTTGACTATTGCTGACCCCAATAGTAAATTGAAAACAAAGTATGAGGAATTGTTGAAGTGAGGTTTTATACCAACGTCCAGATGATTGGTAATAACTTTCTCGTCCGAGGATATGAAGACGGACGGAAGGTGATGTTTCAGGAAAAGTATAACCCTACTCTCTTTGTCAAATCGAGGAAAGAGACCAAGTGGAAAACACTTGAGGGTGAATATGTTGAACCTATTAAACCTGGGTTGGTAAGAGACTGTAGAGAGTTCATCAAAAAGTATGATGGTGTAGAGGGGTTCAGTGTCTACGGAAACGAAAGATACGTCTATCAATACATCTCAGACAAATATCCTGAAGAAGAGATCAAGTTCGATATCAACAAAGTCGGACTGGTCACGATGGATATTGAGGTTCAGTCTGAGGAAGGGTTCCCCGATCCTGAATCATGTTCTGAAGAGATGTTGTCCATCTCTATTCAGGACTATGCGACCAAACAGATTACCACTTGGGGTCGCCATCCATACACTCCATCACAAAAGAACGTAACTTATCACTATTATAGTGACGAAGTTGCAATGCTTGAGTCTTTCTTGTATTGGTGGGAACAGAATACTCCTGATGTGATTACTGGTTGGAATGTTCGTTTGTATGATATTCCATACCTATGTGGTCGTATCTCACGGATCATGGGTGAGAAAAAGATGAAACAACTCTCACCGTGGAAGATGGTAGATCATGAGATGATTGGTATCTCTGGTCGTGAATATAATGTCTATTCAATCGTTGGTGTCACCACACTTGACTATCTGGAACTCTATAAGAAGTTTACCTATGTGAATCGTGAGTCTTATCGACTGGACTTCATTGGTGAGGTTGAACTGGGGCAGAAGAAACTGGATCACAGTGAGTTTGATACCTTCAAAGATTTCTATAGGGGGAACTGGAAGAAGTTTATTGATTACAACATCGTTGACGTGGAACTTGTTGACCGTTTGGAAGACAAGATGAAACTGATTGAGTTGGTCATCACCATGGCATTTGACGCAAAGGTGAACTTTATTGACCCTATGGCTCAGGTTCGTATGTGGGATACGATTATCTACAACTATCTCAAGAAGAGAAACATTGTCATCCCACCCAAGAACAGGTCTGAGAAGAGTGATAAGTTTGCTGGAGCATACGTCAAAGAACCTAAACCAGGTGTCTATGAGTATGTGGTATCCTTTGACTTGAACTCTCTGTATCCTCACCTGATGATGCAGTATAATATCTCTCCTGAAACACTTATGGATGAGAAACATCCTAGTGTCACAGTGGATAAGATTCTGGATGAGAAACTCAACTTTGAACTTTACAGTGACTATGCCGTCTGTGCTAACGGGGCTATGTTCCGTAAAGATACTAAGGGTTTCCTACCTGAACTGATGGAGAAGATGTATGCTGATCGTAAGGTCTTCAAGAAGAAGATGTTGAAGGCTAAGCAACAATTGGTGGATATCGAAGCTGAAATGAAACGACGAGGTATGAAGTAATGGGATATCTGATTGGTGGAGCTGGTGAAGGTCCTGACAAGGAAATAACAGCATCCTCTGACAATCCGTTTGCAAAACTGTCTGATAGTGATTTAATACGGTTGAGAGATCAGACAGAGAAGGATGTCGCGAAGTTCAACAATTTCCAGATGGCTCGTAAGATTGCACTCAACTCTGCTTATGGTGCAATCGGTAATCAGTATTTCCGTTACTACAAACTGGCCAATGCGGAAGCGATTACGCTTTCTGGTCAAGTCTCTATCCGTTGGATTGAGAATAAAGTAAATGGTTACCTAAATAGTTTGTTGCAGACAGAAGGTGTTGACTATGTCATCGCATCTGACACTGATTCAATCTATCTTAATTTCGGACCTCTTGTTGATAAATTTTTTAGCAATAAGCGCCGCGAAAAGACTGAGATTGTGGGGATCATTGACCAGATCTGCCAGGACAAACTGGAACCGTTTATCGAGAAGAGCTACCAGGACCTTGCGACGTATGTAAACGCTTACGACCAAAAGATGCAGATGAAGCGAGAGAACATCGCTGATCGTGGCATCTGGACAGCAAAGAAACGATACATCCTCAATGTTTGGGACAGTGAGGGTGTTAGGTATGAGGACCCGAAACTGAAGATCATGGGTATCGAAGCTGTCAAGTCTTCGACACCAGCACCCTGTAGGGACATGATTAAAGGTGCTCTGAAGTTGATGATGAGTGGAACTGAAGAGGATGTTATCAAGTACATTGATGACTGCAGATCCAAGTTTAAAAAGATGTCACCTGAAGAGATTGCTTTCCCTCGTAGTGTTTCTGATGTGAACAAACATAAGAATCATGCGACCATCTATAGTAAAGGGTGTCCAATGCACGTTCGTGGTTGTCTTCTACATAATCACTTGGTGAAGGAAATGAAATTGGAATCCAAGTATTCTTACATCAGTAATGGCGACAAGATTAAATTCATTCTCCTGGCTAAACCAAATCCCATCAGGGAGAATGTGATTTCGTTTGCCTCCGACTTTCCTTATGAATTCGGACTTGGCAAATACATTGATTATGACCTACAATTCAACAAAGCCTTCCTTGATCCCGTTAAGGTAATCCTTGACGCTATTGGATGGAATGTTGAGAAAACAGTAAACCTAGAACTCTTCTTTGGGTAGATGAATATCTGGGAACATAATGATTTGTCTACCATGTGGGTGGTAGATTTTGAAGACTCAAAAATGTATTGTATGGATAACTTTTATAAGTATCCAGACTTAGTTTATGAAGAAATAACCAAAGTGGAACCTCCTCTATGGAAATATGGTGAAGGTTGGAACAATGGAGGAAGTAAAAACAATGTTCATTTTATTGATTCTAGGTGGGATGGTGTAAAGAAAGAGGGATTAGATGTTCCATATCGATCTCTCAGCAAAATCTTTAATCAGGATTCTGATGATAAAGATGGTCTTTTAAATACAAACCACACTAGATTTTTCACTGATGACCAATCTTTAGAATTTAATAATTATAAAGATAACTTTTGGTGGCCACATAGAGATAGTGGTTATAATGCAATTGTTTATTTAAACAAATCTGACGATGGGTCTGAGTTTGGAACAAACTTATATAAAGTAAAAGATTTTATCCCAGAAGGTTCAGAACATGTGAATCCGTGGAATCCCAAAGATAAATGGGAGGTGATAGCAGCATTTAAGTCAAAGTACAATAGACTGGTTGCTTTTAATGGATTTTTATATCATCATGGAATGAGTGTAGATACAGATAAATGGTTTTATGAAACCAGAGTAAATCAAGTTATGTTTTTTGACGATGAGAACTTCAAAAGGAGGTAATTGACAATATGACACAATTGTGTTATGGTAAAAAACTATGGAAGGAATTTTAATGGACCTACCAATCAACGACAAAGAATTAGCCACTATTGTAAACGCCCTTAGACTGGGTGGTGACACCTCTTTGTATCAGAAACTGACCAAGATCAAAGAGATTCGTGACGCCAATCCTGGTGGTCCATACAAGAAGATCGCTCGTGAACAATTCGGATTTGTACTCTAATGGATTTTTTAAAAGATATTGTAAAAGAAATAGGAGATGACTACACCAAACTCGCAGCAGACATCGACGAGACAGAATCGTATGTTGACACGGGTTCTTATATTTTTAACGGACTTGTTTCAGGGTCTATATTTGGTGGTGTATCTGGGAATAAGATTACTGCCATTGCTGGTGAGTCTAGTACTGGAAAAACTTTCTTCAGTCTTGCTGTCGTCAAGAACTTCCTTGATAGTAACCCTGATGGTTATTGTTTATATTTTGACACTGAAGCCGCTGTTAACAAGTCTCTTCTCGCAAGTCGTGGGGTTGACTTATCCCGTGTGGTTGTTGTCAATGTAGTTACAATTGAGGACTTTCGTTCTAAGGCTCTCAAGGCTGTGGACATTTATCTTAAAACCGACGCAGAAGACCGCAAACCCTGTATGTTTGTGTTAGACTCTCTTGGTATGTTGTCCACTGAAAAGGAGATTACAGACGCACTCAACGACAAACAAGTCCGAGACATGACCAAGTCACAACTGGTCAAAGGTGCTTTCCGTATGTTAACTCTGAAACTGGGACAAGCAAACATCCCCATGATAGTTACCAATCACACCTATGATGTCATCGGATCATACGTTCCCACCAAAGAGATGGGCGGAGGCAGTGGTCTCAAGTATGCAGCAAGTACAATCATTTATCTCAGCAAAAAGAAAGAAAAGGATGGAACAGAAGTCGTTGGAAATCTTATTAAAGCTAAGACAGCAAAGTCGCGTCTGAGTAAGGAGAATAAAGATGTTACGGTACGTTTGTATTACGACGAGCGTGGCCTTGATCGTTATTATGGTCTTCTTGAACTCGGTGAGATTGGCGGCCTCTGGAAGAATGTCGCAGGACGATACGAGATGGATGGAAAGAAAGTCTATGCAAAAGAAATTCTAAAAAATCCTGACAAATACTTTACTGAAGAAGTTCTACAGAAACTAGATGAAATCGCAAAAGAAGAGTTCTCATATGGTTCGGCAGTATGATGTTCTCCCAGAATCATACTGTAATGAACTAATCAAAATCTTTGAGAACTCTTCTTATCAAGAGTTTATCAATGATGACCACAAACCATGTTTTACTCAAGTCAATCTCAATAGAGAAAAAGTTGAGATGGTCCGTGAGATGATTCCCATTATCAAAGGAGTTCGTCAAATGTATCAAACAGATACAAAATCACGATTCCTACCTGAGATCAAAGCTCTAGAAGAGTTCAGAATCAAAAGATATCTTCCCAATGGAGAAGAGAGATTTGATGAACATGTAGATATCACTGATCATGCCTCTGCTCGTCGAGCAGTGGCATTTTTATTTTATTTGAACGATAATGATGGAGTTACACACTTCACAAGACAAGGCGTGACAATCAAACCTAAGGCTGGTAGAGTGGTTGTATTCCCGCCGACTTGGTCCTATCCACACTCAGGTGCATCACCAAGTTCAACGAAGTATATTTTGAGTACCTACATTCACTATGGATAAGATTGAGTTCCTGGTTCTGAATAACTTGATCAACAATGAGGAATATCTTCGTAAGACCATTCCTTTCCTGAAGGATGAGTATTTTGAGGACTACAATCAGAAGATTGTGTTCCAAGAGATTGCAAAGTTTGTGGACGAATATAATGATGTCCCCACAAAAGAGGTTCTTACCATTGAAGTTGAGAAGAGAAAGGATATAAATGAAGATGTATATAAACAGATTCATCATCTGATTGACCATCTTGATGGACAACCAGTTGAGTTTGATTGGTTAGTTGATACAACGGAGAAGTGGTGCCGTGACAGAGCAATCTATCTTGCTCTCATTGAGTCCATTCAGATTGCTGACGGCCAAAATGAAAAGAAACAACCTGATGCCATTCCCTCTATTCTCTCTGACGCTCTTGCTGTCAGTTTTGATAACCATGTAGGACACGATTATCTTCTCGATTATAGTGAACGATATGACCTATACAACACGAAAGAAGAAACCATTCCGTTCGACCTGGAATTCTTCAACAAGATTACAAAGGGTGGCCTTCCAAACAAAACACTCAATATTGCTCTCGCTGGCACTGGTGTTGGTAAGTCTTTGTTCATGTGTCATGTCGCAAGCAGTGTGTTACTCCAAAACAAGAACGTACTATACATCACGCTTGAGATGGCTGAGGAGAGAATTGCGGAAAGAATTGATGCTAATCTTCTGAATGTTCCCATTGGGGATATCGCTGATCTACCTAAACAGATGTTTGAATCTAAGGTGACTAACCTTGCTCAGAAGACACAAGGGACACTTATAATCAAAGAATATCCAACAGCCTCTGCACATGCTGGACATTTTAGATCACTTCTTCAGGAACTTGCACTTAAGAAGTCATTTAGACCTGATATTATTTTCATTGATTACCTTAATATATGTGCTTCCAGCAGGTATCGCGCAGGCAGCAATGTCAATTCATATACAACTGTTAAGGCTATTGCAGAAGAACTTCGAGGATTGGCTGTTGAGGCAAACGTCCCTATCATATCTGCCACGCAGACCACTCGCTCTGGTTATGGTAGCTCTGATGTTGAGCTTACTGACACTAGTGAGTCCTTTGGTCTCCCTGCTACTGCTGATCTTATGTTTGCCCTTATTTCTACTGAGGAACTCGAAGAGTTGGGACAGATACTTGTAAAACAGTTGAAGAATCGATACAACGACCTCAACATGTATAAGAGGTTTGTGGTTGGAATTGACAGAGCGAAGATGCGTCTCTATGATTGTGAACAGTCTGCACAAGATGATATTCTTGACAGTGGTAAGGATGAAGAGTATAGTTATGATGAAGCAAAACCAAAGAAATCATTTGAGGGATTCAAGTTTTGAACGGTTACTACTCTGTCTTTGATCCAGACGGTAAAAAGATCGCTGACTGTGGTATCGAAAGAGATGCAGTCAACCTTATGCATACTAGAAACAAATATCGAGACGGACACTACTTTACGTTCATTCCTCTCCCTGGAGATATCATTGATGTTTCTCCTAATAACCAACTTCCACCCAATCAAAAATACATTGGATGGAAAGATGTAACAGAAAAAGAATTTGATGTAGAGTTTGTTGAAGTGGGTGGACAAAAAATTGCCACTCAACAAAAACTCCCTCAAAATTGCCAAGAACCATTTATTCCAGATTTACATGACTAAAGTTGATACTGAAAAATACGTTGAGTTTGTAAATGCCGTCACGTCGCAACCGTCGAAAGATCACGAAGCATTCATCTATCGTCTTCAAGAACTCGAAGGTCAAGGTTTTCATTCCGAGCGACTGCTTACTGCTGCTGTAGGTATGTCAGCAGAGGCAGGTGAGTTCACTGAGGTAGTCAAAAAGATTATCTTCCAGGGTAAACCTGTCAACGAAGAAAACCTGTTCCATCTCAAACGTGAGTTGGGTGACATCATGTGGTATGTTGCTCAAGCTTGTATGGGACTTGATACAACTATTGATGAGATTATCGAAATGAACGTGGATAAACTAAAGTCCCGTTATCCTGGTGGAGAGTTTGATATCCACTATTCTGAAAACCGTAAGGAGGGAGACCTGTAATTGAAAAATAAAACAATAGTTATAATGGGAGGTGGTACAGCAGGGTGGATTTCTGCTCTTTATTGTTTAAATAAAAGTAAAAATTTAGATTTAAATTTAAAAGTAAAATTAGTATCATCAAATGATATTGAATCAATTGGAGTTGGTGAAGGTACGACACGGTCTTTTACAAATTTTATTGAAAATGTTTGTAAAATAGACCGAAGAGAATTTTTGAAAGAAACAAAAGGAAGTTTTAAATATGGTATAAAATTTGATAATTGGAATTTCGACAATAACTATTATTATCATCCATTTACTTGCGATTCTTACTATGAAACTAGAGATGAAGATTTAAATTATAATTTTATTCAATATGCTATTAATAATTTAAATGTACCTCAAAAAATATTACAAAAAAAGTTACATGGAACCCTTTTTGATTTATTAGAAAATAATAAAGTTTCATTAAAAATAAACGATGGTTATTCGTATCATTTCAGTGCAAACTTAGTTGTTTCATTTTTTATGAAAAAATGTTTAGAATTCAATGAATTTGAACATATACGGGGAACTATTCATAAAGTAAATTATGAAGAAGATGGTTCTATAAAGAATATTGTAATTGACGAAAATAAAACAACAGAGGGAGATTTTTATATAAATTGTCTTGGATTTAATTCAAAAAATGTTTTATCCAATGAATATTTTGATAATGAATATTATGACAATTATATATTGAATAACTCTGCATTTGCTATTCAAGTTAAAAATTCTGTTTCAGAAAATTTAGAACCATATACAACATCAACAGCTCAAGAATATGGTTGGACTTGGAAAATACCACAATACGAAAAAACAGGTTATGGGTATGTTTATTCTGATTCTTTCACAAATGATGTAGATAAATTATATGAAGATATTATTAAAACATATGGTATAGAAGAAAAAAATGTATTTAAAACAAAAATTGTCAAATCAAAACCATATTATAATCGCAAACAAATACACAAAAATTGTCTCTCAATTGGACTTTCTTCAGGATTTGTTGAACCACTAGAAGCCACTAGTATCAATATGAGTCTAGTATCATTAAATCTCTTTTTTAAAATGATAGAAAATGAAATACATTTCAATCAAAAATCTCTAGAGATTTTTAATGATAAGATGAAAAAAGATTGGACAAATGTTTTTAAGTTTATAATATTTCATTATTTTACAAACAATCCAATAAATGAATATTGGAAATATTACAAAAATATTCAACAAAATAATGAATTTGAATTTTATGAGAAAGAATTAGATACTAGAATATTCTCAAAATTTAGTTATTTTGTTGTTGGACTAGGAATGAATATTGAAGATTATAGTTATGATTTTTCTCAAGAAAAATATTTTAGAGAAAATGTAATTGATTATTTTAATATCAAAACAGATTTAAATACTAGTCAATTATATTCTCTCAACGAAGTTTTGGGAGAAATAAATAAAAACTCAATTGGAGGAAACCTGTGATTAAAATTGAAATGGATGTGAGAGCTGCAGCTACAGTTCGTGAATCACTCTTTCAGGACACGAAAGAGTATACTTATGATCCTAAGTGTTGTCCACAACGTGTGGTTGAGATCCGTGATGTGATCAACAAAATTGACGAACAAATTGAAACACAACTTAAGGAGGCAATGGAAAGTGAAACTACTGACTCTTGATGATTATAAGAAAGCTGGTGAGAACTTTTGGGAGAAGTATTGGTATGTTGCCAAAGAACTTGGTGAAGATGCTAAGACTGAAGACATCCTGAAGGTCATGGAAACCCTTGGTGGTGTTGCCTTGAAACTAAAACTAGAAGAAAAAATGGCTGGACCTTTTGGTTTCAATAAAAAGAAGGAGGAGGATGAAGATGCGGTTTGACCTCTCTATGGAGGACTATACCATCATCTTAAATGCACTTCATTATTATAAAAAAGTGGAGAAGTACCCTAACTTCTCCCATTTTGATGAAAAAAGAATTAATAAACTCAGGGATAAGATGGCTCATCAACTAGTGTGGGAACAACCTGAGCTATAAATAACACTAGGAAAATAGTAATTGTAGAGAAGATGTCTTCATCAATGCGTAACTTTATGGAAGCTTATTCAGCTGTCCATAATACAGAAGCTAGAGAAGAATTACTTTCAAAGAGAGATGAAATCGCAGAGATGGATCTCTCTATGGTTAGTGACTCCGAACTGGAAGATATTTGTGAGGAAGTTCTGGAAGAACTTTTTGACGAAGGATATACTATAGAAGAGTGTGAAGCTATCTTCACTACTGTTATCTCAGAAGCTAAGGTAACTTACGGTCATGATACCGAAAGTGTTAAGGCCAAGAAGACTGCGAGACTTGAGAAAGGACTGAAATCAGCCATTGGTAAGGTCAAGATGAAAGCCGCCAAGGGTGCAGTCAAGGCATATGGAGCTTACAGAGACGCTAAGGCTTCAGCTAAGATGAAGGCTAGAAGAGCTGGACAAGCCACCAAAAACATGTCAGCCCAAGCTCAGAGAGCTGGTTCTGAGATGAAGGCTAAGGCTAAGTCTGGTCTGAAATCCATGATCAAGAAAGGAGCTATGAAGGTAGCTCGTGGGGCTGTCAACGTAGCCAAGAGAATGAGTGAAGCCAAACTCGATCCCGTAGGGAAAGAGGACGGTGATGTCAACAACGACGGTAAGAAGGATTCAACTGATTCTTATCTGATGAATCGTCGTAAGGCTATCAGTAAGAATATCAGAGGTAATGACTCAGATGCTCAGAAGAAGCGTCTTGAGAAGAAACGTGGTATGAAACTTGATGATCATCCTCAGTTCAAGAAAGAGGAAGTCGAACAGGTTGACGAACTCTACAAGGGTAAGCACGGTCAGACCGAAAAACAGTATGCTGACTCCCGCTCCCAAGGTGGCAAGATGGTCTCTGGTGACTCCAAGATGAGTGGTGCTGAATACACTCATGGTCGCAGAGTCAAGGCAGCAAACCCTGGTATGCAACCTGATGTAGGTGGCAAGACCAAACCCAAGTCTCAAGGTAAAATGGACAAAGGCACCCGTGCCGACCTTGAGTATCGTAAGGCAAATCTGAAAGCGAAGATGGGTGAGAGCTTTACAGATGCTGAACTGGATCGTATCATGGAAGTTGTTGACTCCTGGGAAGACTGATGAGTTTGAACCGCAAGTATCCTTGGCCACACTTCGTTGACGAGGATACTAGAACTGTCTACACCCACGTCGCGAGTGGGTGGCCTACTACCATGGGTGTACCGATCAAAGTGAAAGAATATTTCGGACCCGAATATAATAGTAAATTAGTATCATTAGATTA